GTCAGAATGTTGGTGAGCAGTATATGTGATTGTATTAGGTTTGAAATTTAGTTTGTTACCAGCTTTCTCTACACTACCAGCATGATGCATCAAGTCACCTTGAAATACACCAGACTTAGGTGTAATTTTAGGAAGATGATCTAGTGCTTTCTTGAGATTGGAAACTAAACCAGGTGCATGTCCGTGGTTGTTTTCAATATCTTCGTGAGTGTAGTTAATCTTTGGTTCTTTGTTGAATGCAGACTTGGTAGATACAAAGAACTGGCCAGTAGCAGGGTGGTGGCCAAATACAATACTTGGGCTCCCGTCATACTTCTCAGTAATGGATGCACCGCCCTTTTGACCTGTTAATGTTTTGTGAACAGCATTAAGAGTATTGACTGCGTGCTTGTAACCAGCAGCACCAGCATTGACAATGTGGTCCTCTGCATGCTCAAGATGCATGAGCTTTTCTTCATTGGCAGCAGACTCTGCTAATAGTGCAAAGATGTGACGCATTATATGTTCACCGATGAAGGACGAGATCCTTTTTTGGCAATTCCAATTCTTGCATTTGAAATTCCATGATCTTTACGATCTGTCATAAATCTTGCAGTCATCTCCAAAGGATGATCTTCATGCTTGAAACTTGAATCGTTATTGATAGATTTATCAGAGCCAATTGTATAGTGTGTCTTGTGAGATGTCAAAGAAACCGGGCCATGTTCGATTGAATGAACATTGTGTACTCCATGTGTTTTGGAATCGTGGCTTGATCCAAACATCACTGACTTGTGAAGATCTTTTGATGCTTTGGATATTGGTCTAAATTTACGAACATATGAATCACCCTTACCTACTCCAAGTGCCTTTACAGTACCAAGAAAATCTTGTACTTGTTTATGTTCTGTGTGGCCACTTAATCCTTCGTAGTTCTGAGCACCGGTAGCCTTTGCAGATGCTTTGTGAGAGAGGTATACTTGTGGTTTATTGTGCTCATCGTGCAGAATAATATCTGCTTTTGGCTTACGTCCCTTGAAGTCACCAGAAACAACTTTACGTGCACCTGCAACGTTGTATGTCTTACCTAAGTGCTTAACTTTAATATGGGAGCCACCGGATGAATTTACTGCATCTGTAATCTGAGAATGAAGATGAGTAACCGCCGTATCTTCTTGTCCTTCAGCAGACTTACCAGCTCTACCAACACCCTCTGGTTTCATTATATGGTTTAGCGGGACTACTCCACTACCACTGCTATGTGTAATATGAGCATGGTATTTGTCTGAACTAGGATCATGTACTATTTTTTTAATCTTGACCTGTTCTCCTTTAGATGCCCCACCAGAATCTTTAGCCATTGTATACGATAGACTCTTTGTTTGCTCAGGTTTAAGGTATTTTGATACATGGGACGCTGCTTTTGGTCCACCAGCAATCATAGCTGCTTCTCGTAAGAATAATTCTTCCACCAATTGTGAGAAAGTCTTCATTTAATACTCCGTGATATTATCAGGTATTTATATCATAAAAAAACCCACCGAAGTGGGTTCAAATTTGAGTATTTCTTGATTACTGCATACTCTGAACAAATTTATGAGCATGTTTTGCTTCACTTGCTGCATATTGGTCAGATGTCATTTTTTTATTTGGTTTATCAGTGGATAAAACATGATGGCCAGCTTGCTCTGTATGAGCACTCTGATATTGGTCAGTTGCATCCTCTGCTGAATCATAATGCTTTGGATGCTTCTTGTAAAGATGTTCACCAATTTTCTTCTCTAACGACTCAACACCATTTTCTGAATGAGGTAAATCTGTTATATGAATTGTCTTTTCACCTTCTTCAGTATTGATATGAAGACCTTTGTCGTTTTGTACAGCTTCAGATCTTAAACCAATAGTTTTTGTCTTCTGCTCGTGAATAGAAATAAATTGAGAATATTTTTCGATTGACATTGCTGTTCCTTTGATTGCTTTAATCTCACTATTTATAAAAGTATATCAGCCACGCCTAAATCAATACATTCCTGAGCTGATAGCCAAACATCTGATGGTGGAAGCAGTTTGCGCTTGATTGTACGCTCATCCATCTCTGTGCTGTTTTTAATAATGTCAAGCATCTTTTGTTTGACAAACCGTGTCTCGCGTTCTGATGCTTTGATATCGTGTTCCTTGCCTTCGTATGAAGTAGAGAACTGGTGACACATAATACTAGTGTTGTGTGCAAGTGTTCTACCACCTCTTTCACCGGATACAAAAATCATGAACGCCGCACTCATTAAACTTCCAAGACCAATCGTTCTGATTGGAATCTTACTGGATTTCATCATATCAATTACAGCAAAGCAATCATATAGGTCTCCACCAATGCTGTTAATATAAAGTGTGAGATATTCTTTCTTGACTGCTTTTGCATTCTCACTAATGATCCATTGAATCAAAGGAGTAGTATTGAATTGTCCTATCTCTCCTGTCAAGTAATGTATACCATTTGTATAAAGGTCAACTTGAATTTGGTCTTCAACTGTGCTTATATTCTCTAGTAGCATAATATTCCTTATGGACATTTAATAATTCGAACTGCTTCACGAACAAAACTATCATCTTGATCATTGTTGCGCAAGTATTTAGCCTGAAGCCGATACGCTTCTTTCTCGTTACTGTACCATATATTACAGTTAGTTGCTACAAACCCACTATTTGCTTGAATGTGGTGAACGAATTCGTGAACAAGAGTGGACTTAGTTAGAGGATCATTTAAGTTAAGATCTTGCCTATAGTATACTGTGTTTTTGTAATACACAGCAGATACGGGACAATACTTTACACCTTCACAAACCAGAGATTTGAGATATTGTTCTGTAGCTGGTACGATTTGAGGAAGTGCAATCTCTTCTCTATATCTCATCAACTTCTTGGCTTCGTTCATCAAAGAAACCATGTTAGCGTCTGGTAAGATTGCAGCTTGTTTTTTGGATTGACCAAAGCAGGAAGCTGCAACGGTCGCAAAGAGGAGGAAGGTGATTATCTTTTTCATACTGTAATTGTACACCAAATAAGACCAGTAGTCAACTTAAGTCTATTTGCTTAATTTTATCAAAGTCCAACATATCATGAGTTAGACCAAAGAACATGAACTGTTGGTATAGAGATTCCTCGAGCAGAGTTGCTTCCTTCTCCCAAGGTTGCTCCTTGTACTTAATATTTCTGTACTTGGTACCTTTCCACGTATCAACTGGTGTACCCCTTACAAATTTTGACTTCAATTGCTTGGTTGTATATTGTTTGAGATGAACCATTTCATGTGCAAGAGTAATCATCATATGCTCAAACGTAAGGTCTTTATGAATTTCAATCTCAAAATTATAAGTGCCTAAACAAGTACAGTATCCGTCCGCATTTATATCTTTTGCTGATATGTCTAAATGTATTTTGTGTTTTTGTTTGGGAAGTAAGATGTCTGCATAAAAGTTAGTAGCTAGTTTAATTAACTTAATTAACTCTCTATTTTTAAACTTCCTTGTTTTTATCTTCATTTTTTATCTTATCTAGAAGTATAAGGGAAGTAATAATATCTGTAGGAAGATCAAACATCTTAGACAAGTAAAAGAATATGTGCTTTATTGTTAGCAGTGTTGATGTAATAGTAAAGACGATTGTAAATTTTATTACAAAACTAGCTAAATGAATTAAATGCATCTTTAAACTTACCTTTTTCTGATTTGATTCGCATACCTGAATCTGACTTATCGAACACAGGACCATCATCAACAATATCTTGTTGTGCGCTTTGTTCCACATCATACAGCTTCATTTTGGGTCTGTCAACTCCAATTACAAAACGTCTATGTACTCCTGGATCATTGTATCTGTTCTTCAGTTGCTTAACCATCATTTGATTCAAGTCTTGCAATTCTTCAGAACTTGTCAATGCGATCATAAAGTCAGCAGTCGCTGGTAAGCCAAACGACTCACTGGTATCTTCCAAACCAAGATCACTACTCGTGAATCCACTTCTAGTAGTCTGAGTAGCTGTAACAATAGGTACATCAAACTCAACAGCAAGTCCTCTCAGTTCCTCAGCAATTGCTTTGATGTAGGTGTACGAGTTTACATTCGCACCGTACTTTAATCTTGAAGAGCTACAGATATTTAGGTAATCAATGTATATGATATTTGGATGAAAGTTTCTCTTCAGCTTTAACTCATTGAGCAAGTGTCTCATATGACCAGCACCAGCAGATGCTGTTGGATATTCCTTGATGATTAGCTTACCATTAGTTTTCTCTTGTACACGCTCAATCTTCTTATCATATGATTCGCGTGGAAGAATTGTTAGCTCATCCAACGGTACGCCTAGTAAGTTGGCATCGATACGTTCAGCTATTCTCTCTTCTGCCATCTCCAATGTAATGTATAAGACATTCAGTCCAGCGGAAAGGTTAGCAGCAGCACAGTGACACATAAACAAAGATTTACCAACACCAGTACCTGCAAGTATAACGTTAAGTGTCTTGTTAGGCAATCCACCTTTTGTAATCTTGTTAAGATAGTCTAGATCAAAAGGCACTCTTGTTTCTCTTCTGTGATAGAAGTCATAACGAGAGGCTGAATCCTCAAGGAAGTCATGTCCAATATGTGAATCGAATGATACTGCTAGTGCATCGGATAATATTTGAGGAATGGCCCCTTTACCGACCTTCTCCTTATCACTATCAAGAATCTGAATCGATTTCATAATAGCATTATAGATTGCTTTATCTTGACAGAACTTCTCAGTCTGATCAACTAACCAATCCATATTATCGTTTGGCTGTTGTTCTAATTCGTTTATAAGAACCACAACCTCATCATAGTAACTTGAAATCTCTTTATTACTATCAAGTTCAATGGTCAGGGCTTCCTTATTAGGAAACTTATTATATGTCTTTACAAATGAGTCTATCCCGTCATATAGAGCTTTAACAGATCTCTCAACAAAGTACTCACTCTTAAGAAAGGGAATGGCCTTACGGCCATACTCCTCATTCGAAAGAAGGTTTGATAAAATTAACTTCTCAATCATTAACAGTTCCGTAACTAAATTCTTTCTTAGCACACTCTTCCAGATTAGCCAATACTACCTCGGTGAAGTATAGCTCTGGATTATTATTAATCTCTTTGCCAAATACCTTACGACCATCAGGCAATTCATAACGAGTGGATACCTTCTTAAATATCTCATACTTTTCAGCAAGCTCCAGTAATCCAAAGTAACGATCTAAACCTTTGTTGTAAGTAAGTAACACTGTTGCGTCTTGGTTTTCTTTGGATAGTCTTGACTTGAAGGTTTTGATCTTGATTTGACTTCCAATGATTTCTCCGTCTCCATCTTTCTCTTTTTTCTTGGAGAGCATAGCAATAGTGCTAGCTGCATACTTGAGACCTGATCCACCGCTGATTTCTTTTGTCGGAACATATGAACCTACTACCTCATAAACGTGGTTTGTGACAAGCATTGGTACTTTCACCTTTGCCAACTTCAATGTCAGAACACGGAACGCAGCCTTAATTACTTGCGACTTCGTCATGTCTCTAACATCCTTCCCTTCTAAAGAATCTTCCATCTCTTTAGAAGTAGAAAGCAATCCCAGACTATCAAGAACAAACATCATTGGTGGACGTTGGTCTGCTGGTTGTTTCTCATATGCTTCAATCAGTTTAAGCGCATGAGTCTTAAACTTCTGAATAGTATCCGGTTCTGCAATAATGACACGGGATGTATCAATACCACGCGAATCCATCATTTGCTTTGTTACTGCTGCCTCTGTGTCGTAGTAGACGACTGCTCCTGTTGGGTTCTTGTCAAGGAAGGCTCTAACGATACCAAGAACGAAGAAAGTTTTACCAGTAGCTGACTCTCCTGCAAAAGCAGTAATCTTGTTATCAGGTATGCCACCAAAGAGGCTACCAGAGAGAAGAGCGTTGAGAATGTAGCTGCCAGTATCAATATAACCACCATACTCAGAACTAGCAGTGCCGTCAGAGGCCAAGTAAGTATTCTCATCATCCAACTCCTTCAATAAACTTTTCAAAAAACTCATCACATCTCCCTTATTTGATCTTTATCAATCATAACTGTACCACCTCTTATCTTACCAGTCAACTCTTTTAGTAGTCTAGCACGTGATTCAATCTCTTCTTGTGTATCTTGTTGCTCTTCTACTTGCTGTTCTTCAATCTTTGTTTTACTGAGTCCAATGTTTGCAGCGATTAATAAAATAATTGCTAACGGATCAAATACAATAACAATAAGAATTATGACCCAACGAACAGTCTTGTCTAAGAACTGAGAGTCGACATCGTCGTAAAATAACTCTGCAATGAACTTAAGTGGTCCAACTTCAGCTTCGACTCGTTTGACCTGAGAGGCCAGTGGCGCCCTATCGTCATTAAGGCTACTAATTGTTTTCTGGTAGGTTTGGAT